CAGTCCCGCAGATCCTGCCGGTGATCCAGAAGCTCATGGTATTGATCGGTGCTCAGGGTCATCGGGCTGCCCGCGGCCTGCTCATCGCGATCGCGGTCGACCAACCATTGGCTGGCGGCCAGTTCCTGGTTGCGCCAGGCTCGGGCAACTGTTGCGAGTGCGCCTGGCGCGATGGCAGGCAAAGGCACGCCACCGCTTGCCAACCATTGCTGATAGTCATCCCAGAAACGGTGATTCAAGGGAACCGTTGCTCCGTCAGGCAAACGGATAACCGTGTCAGGGTCTTCAGTTAATTGATAGTTCATGGAAAACATCCTTAAAGTTCGGCATCGGCGGTGGCGTGGATGTAATAAGACTGCGTAATGACACCAATATCGGAGTTATCCACCCAGACGCCGCGAGTCGAAGCACCTAGTACTCGAGCATTCCCCGATGAAACCTCATCGCTCCCCGAGCGCCATTGACCAGGGGTTCCTTTCGGCGTAGTGGTAAACAGGCTGAAACTTGGCACAGCCCTCTTCTCAACCTTGAAAGTCCACTGAGCCATGGGCTGTGAGGCAAATCCCGTTTGCCCTTGTTTCACGGTGGATATCAATGAACCGGAGGCGCCTATCAAACTTCCGGGGGCGACATCCTGACTGTAGGTTTTTTCGAAATATCGCTGGCACAACATCAGTTCATCGCCAAGGCTACGCAACTCGAACGGTGTCGACACCCGACCCTCTTCCAATTGAATTTGCGCCAGGTCTACAACCTGCAAAACATTCAACGGCAGGTCGAAGGAGAGCCGCAGAAAGTCATTGCCGCTACTGCCCAATGTCTTACCCGCCAAGGACGGTATTTGAATCGTCGCGCTGTATCGGGTCCACGACGTCTTGAGTTGAAAGCTGCCAACCGGCGTCACCGTATCCACGCTGCCGCCCGCTCCGAAATACTGCGAGACAGTTACGTTGATCTGACGCGCAGTATCAGCCTTGGCCCAGAACGTCAGCGTCGCGGTTTTCCCGGCCAGGGTCCGGACCGACTCGATGTTCTGGGAAATTTTATGCACGTTGGCGCCAACACCTGCGGAAGTTTGCTGCCAACGCATAAAGTAACGAGGCTCATTGGGCACCTCGCCCTGACCCAGTAGAAAGTTCTGCCGGGAAATATTCACCCCTGCGTTCCCGTTCCAGTCACATCGAAAACGGTCAGCAATATAGGCACCGGTGTAAGGCCCCAAGTTAGCAATGCCACGCTGCCAGATATCGAAGTTGCCATTAATCACCAGGTTCTTGCGATAAACCTGCACGGGGAAATTCTGCTGCGGGTCGAGTTTCGCCAATTCCTTGATGGCCAGACTCAACTGATCTGTTTGATTTTCGGAAGGAATCAATCCCGCAGCGGTGATGGTGTTGACGATTTCCTTGGTGACGGCATTGCCCCACGTAGCGGGAATCAGGGAACCGGGGGTTCCGGTGATAGCGTTTTCATCGACAAATTGACCGTTGACGAGTCCTGCACTGGTTACGCTTCTTGGATAGTCCATCTTTATCTACTCGGGTTATAGGGTATTCAGACAGTCAACGCGCTCACTCCGCCGAACCTGGAATCTGCGGCCAGTCGATCTCTGTCGGGAAGTTGGTTTGCTGTTCAAGACGATTCAGCTCAACGCTGTAGAGCTTCCACTCCATCAATGCCAGTTGCTCATCATGCGCGGCGTCACCGATGTCTTCGGCATATTGAAGTGGTGCAATACGCAGCACTGCTTCGCGCAGCAAAACATCGCGCCTGGCCAAGACTTTATTTTTGAGATCGGACAACCGAGCCGCCTCGTCAAGTTTCCAGGCGTTATCCGCCCAAACGTAGTAATCACCCGGCCATGGCTCAGCCGTAAAACTTTCCGGCAACTCTCCAAGCTCACTCCAGATCTGCTGCGCACCACCCTCTTTGCGATAAACCAGGCCGCGTCGGTCAATCACTTCCCGCGGAACATTGTTGACCAACGCCCATGTCCGGCCCTGTTCCGGGGTCGGTAATTCATAGGCAAGTTCAACAGCGTTACTGGGCAGCTGAATACCGATTCCCGGCGTCACGAAAAACTCTACCGGCCCCAACAAGGCGCCCGCGCTATCAATCAAATAATTAAACATGGACACCTCAGATAAGTTTGATACGGCCGGGATAGGCGATGTTGCGTGGCCGGGATTTGAAGGCATAGAGCAAGGTGCCCGCAGGGTCCATTTGATAGTTGGTTCCAGCGGGATAGATCGGACCACCATTGGAAAGTCCGCCTACGTATTGAGGCTCCTCACGGGTATCCGCACCGATGGCGGTAAGGCTGTCACTCCATCGCGACCCTACTGCACCGCCGCCATTCGCCCCCATGGCATAGGAATGCGCGGTTCCGGGCTGAAAGGTCCCCATGACGCGCCCCGCATCCACGCCACGCCCTTCGTCCAAAACCCTGAGAAACTCGCCGCGACCTTCAGGACCACGGAACGTCAACGCCCCATCCCCACTGGTCCATTTGCCTTCGTTGCCCACTCGAGTGGCCTCGGTGCCGAGCATTCCTGATTGCTGGGCGTGATCCCACAACCATGGCCACTGCGCTCGGTTCATAACCGTGCCATTGAGCGCGCCATAACCACCTGGACTGAGCAGCGTGGTCGTCTCGAAAAACGGTCGCCCCAACGGCGTATTGTCAAACCGCCCTACCGGCCACCAACTGCCGGCACCATCGCTGCGCAGCTGCCACCAGTCGCCACCGCCCATCAGCACCAGGAACGTGTAACCGGTCGCAGATAGATGGGTGTGAAATCGGATTCGATCAGTGCCGGCCGCCTGAATAACCAGACGGTTGCCGCTGTTGTCCACGCGTCGAACAATGACGTCGCGAACGCCCATGGCAACGTTGGCCGGCGGAAGAGTGATGGTGGTGACACCGGGGCTGCCATCAATCAACACCAGGCCAAGTTCTTCCGGTGCCAGCATCTTCGATGCCGCCAGCCGGGTAACCACCGAACGCATCGGGCTAGTCACGCCGATGATCGACTGGATTGCCTTCAGCAACTGGCCGTTGTCCGCTTCCGACGGAGCCATTCCGGCGCCAGCAACCACACTCAAAATCTCTTGCGTAACCGAATTTCCCCACACCGCCGGAATCAACGATCCAGGCGTACCGGCCACTGGGTTTTCATCGACAAACCGCCCATTCACCAGTCCGATACTGGGAATGCTTTTTGGATAATCCATCGTTCTGCTCCCTGTAATAAAAGCCCTGCAAGACCATTGGCACAACGGCACGGCAGGCCATGTTTGAATAAAAACAAAAACGCCCACGGGTGAGTGGGCGTTGGGTACAGCGAGTACTTCAAATGATCTAGTTAGCCAGCCAGCTCGCCCACCACATTACGGATCGCCGCAATGGCTTCTTCACTAACTTGGTTAGCCAGATCCGTTTTGCCTTTGGCGATATGAGCTTTGATTTGCGCTTTAGCCTTCAATCGAAGGGTTCGAAGTGTCAGCAGGCTTTCGTTGAATTGAGCGGCCTTGGCGACAATCTGATCGGCAGCCTGTTTGGCGGTCCGGCCTTTTACAACCCACGCCGCTACCGACAGCGGTACTTCTTTTTTCGGATAGCCCTCTTCCATAAAAGCCCGGGCGTCAGCGGCGGCTTGGGCGTACTCCATCGCTTGCAGCGGGTCGCCAGCGATCATCTGACGAGCATTGTCAGCCGCCTCGTCCACCCGAGCACAAAGCTGATCAACGTTCAGATCATTCAACGCCAGCGCATCGGCGAGATCCAGTACCCACTGACTACCGTCCCAGCAATGCCTTGGGGAGGGCTGCGGTACTACGACGTTCGTCAGCTCGCCCTTGAAAACCAGTTGAGATAACTCCTTCCTGACCCATTGCTCAGCACTAATTTGCAAAACGGCCGCATCAGTCGCGGGCGCTGCATAGGCGAACAGTTCGGTGTCTTGCCATTCAATGACCACACCTGAGTGACGGCAATAAAGCACTTGTTTTGTCATGTTTTCACCATTCGACGATCATAAGGCCGGGCGTTCCCTGACCACCTGGCTGGGCCAGGCCTGCACCCGAAATGTAGTAGCCTCCCGCACCACCGCCGCCAGCGCCGAAACCATACGCCGGCTTGCCGGCATACCCTGAACTCGTGCCGGAACGGGCAGAACTTCCGCCAGAGCCGAAAGGTCCACTTGCCCCAAATCCCCCGTACCCGGCGGCTACATTGGCGACGGTGTCTGTCGCATCACCGCCGGCGGGAAAGCCCTGCCCTCCAGTGGGGCCCGGAACAAACCCGGAGGCGTTGACACCTACAATGCCTGCACTGCCGCCGGACAACACAAGCAGAGCCCCTGATGCCCCCACGAGCGTATTGCCACCCGCCGTTGCCGCCACTCCAGCGGTTGCTCCCATTCCCGCAGCGCCGATGACGATAGGGATCACCTGACCAGGCGTCACCGCTACCAATAGTTTGATGATCGGTTGACCGGCACCACCGCCGCCACCTCCTGAAGCAATGGCGCTGGTGCCGCCAGGACAAGCACCTCCACCGCCACCGCCGGCACAACCGCTGAGCCAAATCTTCGTAACGCCTGCGGGGACAGTGAAACTGCCATTTGCAGTGAAGCGCTGGATGCCGAGACCCGCAGACGAGCGACTGACACTACGAATTGCTCCCAAAAGCTGAGTCAGATTGGACTCACTCGGTGTCAGTCCGGCAGCGGTAATCACTTCAAGAATTTCACTCGTGACCCCATTGCCCCAGCTCGCCGGAATCAAAGACCCCGGCGTGCCCATCAACGGGTTCTCATCCACAAACTTCCCATTGACCAACCCAGCGCTGGGCACACTTTTCGGATAATCCATCCCTCTACTCCCTAGTCATAATTGATATGCACCTTGGTGTGCGCCGGGGCGCTGCGATGGATCAGGCATTCCAGGGCCGAGCCCGGGTTCATGCCAAACCGCTCGCCCCAGTAGCTCGCGCCAAAACGCCGACCCAGCAGCAAGCGGCCGCCGGTGTTGAGCGTCCACATGAACTGCGCCTGCCAGGTGCCGAAGTGCGCCGCGCCAAAACGTGAGC